ACCGAGAAGTCGCTGTTGTCGCACTTCAGCCCGCGCGCCAGGAGCGCGTCGCAGGCGGCGCCGTACACGTGGTCGACGATCTCCACGACCTTTTCCTCCGGGGTGTCGTCGGGCGGCGAGGTGTTGAAAGGCGAGCGCGCGGCGAGGGCGCGCTTCTCGACTGCGCCGTACTGATCGAAGAAGGCGCGCGGGTTGATGGATGATCTGACGGTCATGGGGGTCCTTTCCCGGTTGTGAGCACTGGCGCTCAGTTGAGAGGCGGCGCTGGGCCGCCCCTCCGCTGAACGTCAGTCGGCGAGCTTGAACTCGGCGCCGAAGACGTGGCCGTTGGGATTACCGTTGTTCTGCTTCACGTGCCACGCCGGCGGATCGAGCAGGCGGCAACGGACGCCGAGCCAGCCCTCTTGCGTGAAGTAGCCGGTGACGACGGCGGGGCCGCAGCCGTTCATGGTGACGACGATCGCCGCGCCCACGGCGGGCGGATCGAACGGCGCCGACCAGCGCGGCAACTCGCTCGGCTGGACCTTGCCGTCGACCCAGACGGCGCGAGTCCAGGCGGGCAGGGTGGCGTGATCGGCGTAGGGGATGATCGTGGTCATGGGGGTCCTTTCCCGGTTGTGAGCACTGGCGCTCAGTTGAGGGGCGGCGCTCGGCCGCCCCTCCGCTGAACGTCAGCCGAACACGACGTCGAGCAGGGCGCCGGCGCGGCTCGGGGCGATGGCTACGCGGTCGATCCACACCTGGCCGTCAGAGCGCATCCGGCCGGTGAACGAGCCGCCGTCCTTCGAGCCGTAGATCGTGGCGACGTCGGCCTTCACGTCGATGCGCAGGAACGGCCAGCGCGCTTGCAGCTTGGCGACGCAGCCGGCCAGCTTGGCGTCGTCGGCGTCCTGGGCGGCCAGCTTCTCGGTGATGACGGCCATCGCGTCGCGCGCCGGGGCAATGACGCGGCGGGCGATTTCGGCGGCGATCTTGTCGAGCGGCCGGCTGGCGTCGAAGGTGATCGACGGCCAGCGGACGAAGCTCGCGCCGTAGTGCAAGCGGCTCTGGCGAGGATCATAGGCGTGAACCTCGACGCGGCCCTTGCGGGCGCCGGACTCGGGCCGGAGCCAGAAGTGCACGCCGTCGAGATCGAACGATCCGCGCCAGTCGACGCCTTCGTCCTTGCCGGGCGTGGCGCCCAAGAGGGGCGCGAGGTCGCGGGTGATGGCGGTGATGTCGAGCCGGCGCTCGCCCCAACGGTCGGCGGTCATGTAATCGGTCATGCGGTGTTCCTCAGAAGCTCAGTATGCGGTTGATCTTGTGGCGGTTGTAGGCGCGGTTGCGGGCGATATCGGATCGGGTCTGTTCACCCGTCCCGCCGCACGAATGACAGCGGCCGGAAAAGGCCGTTCGTCCGTTCACGGATGCGCCCCATCGGTACTCGCCCGAACCCTTGCACTTGCTGCATTGGCCCGGCTTCGCGTTGGGTTGGCTCAGGTCGTACATGGTCCCCTCGGGAGAGGGTTGGCGGGGGAAGTAGTGACGCCCCCGCGTCCGCCGCCCTTGCGCCGGATTGTCTGGATCGGCCGGAGCCGCCCAGGTCCGCAACGGCCTGCAACTGGATGTGTAAAGCGACAGATAGTGTCGGTCAAGTGCGACAGTACGACTCAGCCGAACAGGTCGAGCTGGTCGCGGCTCACGGTGTCGAACAGGCCGCCCTCGCGCATGGGCGCCGCGCCGCGCCGGGCGTCGAGCTGGGCGCGGCGGGCGGCGATCTGGCGAGCGGCCAGGCCGACCGCCTCCACGCCGGGGATGAGCCCCTGGTCGACGGTGACGCCGGCCAGGGTCTCGCGCTCGGTGGCGGGCGGGGCGACGCCGAGCGGCGTCATCCCGGCCAGCGGCGGGATTTGCGGGGTGGGCGGCATTAGTCAGCCTCGCAAAGCCGGTCCATCGCCTGAGCGGCGCCATCGGTCGCGGCGGCCCACGAGTAATCGCTGATGACGTCTTCGCCGTTGCCGTAGATCAGGACCACGGAGCCGAGGCGCACGCCGTCGGCGCGGTGGATGTTCAGGTTGTCGGCGTCAGTCGTCGCCATCGCGTCGAAGATCGCCGCTTCGTCGCGGCTCTTGCGCAGGGTGACGAGTTCGCCATCGGACACGCTGACGAAGTAGCCAGCGGCCAGGGCGCGGCGGACGACGGCGGCACAGATGCGGCGCTCGCTGGCGTCGCGGATTGCGGTGATGGTCATGGGGGTCCTTTCCCGGTTGTGAGCAGTGGCGCTCAATCGCCCGCCAGACGCGCCTTGGGAGCGCGCTGGCGGGCGGATCAGCGTCACATGAGCCCGAGCGCCTTGAAGCTGGCGACGCCTTCGGAGCCGACGACGAGGTGATCGTGGACGCCGATCCCGAGCGCCCGGCCGGCGGTGATGACCTTTTTGGTCATGTCGATATCGGCGCCGCTCGGGTTCGGATTCCCGGACGGGTGGTTGTGCACAAGGATCACGTTCGCGGCGTCCAGCTCCAGGGCGCGGCGCATGACTTCGCGGGGGTAAACCGGCGCGTGGGCGATGCTGCCTTCGTTCATCACTTCGTCAGCGATCAGGTGGTTGCCGTGATCGAGGAACAGCACCCGGAAGCGCTCGCGCCCCAACCCCGCCATATCGACCTTCACGTAGGCGAGCAGGGCCGACCACGACGAGATCGTGATGAGGCGGCGGCGGACGTGGGCGTTCCAAGCGCGCTCGGCGTACTGGAACAGGAAGTCGCGCTGCGTCTCGCTCAGCTCGGCGGGATTCGACGGGAACGAGACCGGGGCGAACAGGTCGCCTTCGAGGGCGCGGCTCACGCCGCGACCTCGACGGAGCCGTCCGCGAACAGGGTGGCGAGCGGCGTGTGGCAATCGTCGGCGCCGTAGTAGCGAACCGCGTCGTCGTCAGCCTCGGCGTAGGCGATGAGCGCCAGGAGCGAGGCGCTGGCGAAGGCGGCCAGGTGGATCAGGACGCCGGAGAGATCGGCGGGGTTGTTGAAGTAGGTCATGGGTCTGTTCCCGTTGGGTTGCCGTGACGCCCTGTGCGTCAACGAATGTCTGTCTAGGCGGTCATTTGATGGCTGTCTAGTGCGACAGGTGCGACAGGCTGACTCACCCCCACCCATCCGACAGCCCGCACCCCGATGGATGATGGGTGATCGCCTTCACGCCCGCACAGGCTGGCAACCGCGAGCGGCTGCACGCGGTTGCCGAGCGGTTGCCGTTCACCGGCCGGTTAGGGGCGTGATTTCAATGACTTAGCAGATCGGCAACCGCGCAACCCGGCAACCGGGTCGCGCGCGCATACGGGATCGCGTGCGCGTGCACACAGACACACATACGCGAGCGGGTCCGGTTGCTGCGGTTGCCGGTTGCCGCGCCTCTCTGTCATCTAGAAGTGATTGATAGATCAATCAGTTAGGTGAGAGAGAGTCGCGCGAGGCGGCAACCGCTCGGCAACCGCTGCAACCGCCGATCCGGGCGGGCTGGCCGACACGTCCGCCCTGTGGGTATTTTGGCGGGGTGATACTCGATCCCGAGCTGCCGAGCGCCGAGACGCTGGATAACCGGGCACTTCCACAGCGTCGGGCGGCTCCCGCGCGCGGGGGCCGGCCGGCCGGCGCGCTCAACAGGCGATCGCTCGACCTGGCGCGATGGGTCGCGCACACGTTCGGCGGCATGACGCCCGGACAGCAGGCGGCGCAGGTGGCGCTGGTCTCGCCCGAGGACGTCGACGCGGCGCGCGAGGACGCCCGCGCGCTCGGGATGGTCGACCTGGGCCTTGAGCCGGTGACGCTGGCGCTGGCGGTCAAGGCGCGGCGCCTGGCGGCGGCGCTGCACTGCGATGCGGTCGACGCCTGGGCGATCATGCAGAAGGAACGCGACTCGCTGATGAAGTACGTTCACCAGGTCCAGCCGCCGGCGAAGGAGCCGAGCGGTGTGCCGCCCGCGACGGTCTACATGATCCCGGAAGGCGAGGTGCACGAGCTGCCGGGCGAGCCGGGCGACGAAAGCCAAGACCCTGATTTCCCTGAGCTTTTTCCGATGGACGGCGCGTAGCTCCCAAGCGCTCAGTCCCAAGACCGCGGCAACGCGCTGAAATCGCTGACGTTTTCGCGCTGGAGCCGCTGATCCAGAATTAGCGGCGGCTCGCGCGCTCGCTCAGACCCGCGCTCAGAGCGAGCGGGGGCGCGCGGGTGACGCCCGCCCACCCCCTCCCGGACGCGCGCGCCCCTGGACTGTGGCCCTGGCTCCGTCGGCGCATGAGATTTTGAGTTTCATCCGACTGCGTGCTTGGCGGCCGATGATGACCCGAACCGAAGGGTGAGGGATGCTGCAGGAGCCGCCTTCCGAGGTCGACGTGAGGAGCTGGACGTTCGCGGGTCCGGTGGAGCGGGCTTACGAGCTGTCGCGGGCGCCGGTCAACATGATCGTGGGGCCGACCGGGGGCGGGAAGACGACGGGATCGGGCCGGCGATGCCTGCGGGTGGCGCGCTGGCAGGACCCGAGCCCTCGGGATGGGGTGAGGCGCGCCCGGATCGTGGTGATCTGCCCGACCTACCGGCGGGCGTGGGACACCGTGATGCCGAGCTATTTCAAGGTGTTCAGCCGCTCGATCGGCGAGTTTCGGGGGAGCCGCGGCGACCCCGCCGACCACATTTTCGACGCCGTGCTGAACATCGACGGCACGGCCAGCCGGATTCACGTCGAGGTGCTGTTCCGCGCGGTCAACGACCTGGATATCGAGGACTTCTTTCGCGGATTCGAGTTCACGGCGGCCTGGCTCCCCGAGGCCGACACCAACGCCGACCTGGACGCGATCCTGTCGTTCGGCGCCAACCGCGCCGGGCGCTACCCCGAGCCCGAAGACCGGCCCGACCATTCCGAGATCGCGCCGTTTCGCGGGATTTGGGGCGACGCCAACGCCCCGCTGATCGGCACGCCGTTCCACCGGCGGTTCTACATGAAGACCATGCCGACCGGCCGGCCGGCGCCGACGACCGATCGGCTGTGGATTCAGCCCGGCGGGCGCTCGCCCAACGCCGAGAACATGGCGAACCTGCGCAAACTGGACCCGAACTACTACGGGTCGATGGCGGCGCAGCTCGACAGCTACGACGAGCGCCGGCTGATCGACAATCGGCCCGGCTACGGGCGCCACGGCCAGCCGGTGCACCCCAACTTCGACGACCAGCTCCACGTGGCGACGCAGGAGATCGCGGTCGACCAGTATTCGGATCTCATTTTCAGCGTCGACTGCGGCTCGGGCTCGATGATCCCGGGCGCAACGGCCGAGCAGCGCGGCTACAGCGGCCAGTGGAAGTTCCTCGACGAGGTGTTCCTGCGCGAGGGGCAGATGAGCACTCAGGAGCTGGGCGGGCGTCTGCGCCAGTTCGCCGAGTCGCCGCGCTTCGCCAAGGCCCGGGGCGCGGTGATCTGCGTCGACCCGGCGGCGACGTCGCGCAACCCGCAAACCGAGTTCACCGACGCCCAGGCGCTGCAGACCTACGCCGGGATCGAGGTGCTGCCGGCGCCGACCAACGTGCCGAAGTACCGCCGCCAGTCGCTCGATCGCCTGTTCCTGGCCCGGGTGCCCGGAAACCCGCGCGAGCCGATGATCCTGATCGACCCGGCGTGCCAGGGGCTGATCGAGGGCCTGGCCGGCGCCTGGCACTACCCGCGCCGGGCCGGGCTGGTGTCGCCGACGCCCGACAAGGGCCGCTGGAGCCACGTCTGCGAGGCCGCCGAGTACGGGCCGCTGACGATCGACGGAATCGACGCCCACGAAGGCCGGCTGATCCGACCGGCGTTCGAGGGGGGCGATGATGAGGTCCGCTCGATCCTGCCTGGAGCCTGACCGATGGCCGGCCTGTTCAACCCGCCCAAGCTCGACACCCCGACGCCGCCGAACCCCTACGACACCGCCAACCGCCTCGCCGACCAGATGACGCGCCGGCTGCAGACCGGCGGCTCGCAGGGCGACACCCTCTCGGGGACCGGCCCGGGGAGGGGGCTGGGCCTGCCCGGCGGCGGGGCGATGATGCCGGGCCAGCCGCCCCTGGTGAGCGGCGGCGGCGGCGGACTGTTCTCGGGGCTCTCCGCGCGCACCGGGCTGAGCTGATGCGCGAGGCCGACCTGGTGCTGTCGCTGCGCAGCCTGGCCGACCAGGGCCACCCGACCGCGAACCTGCTGCGCCTTCGCGCCGAGGAGCTGGAGGCGGCGCGGGCTCGCTACCTGGCCGCGCCCGCGCCGTACGACGGCCAGCCCTTGCGCGAGTTCAACCGCGCGTTCGGCTCGGCCTACCACCTGTGGAGCGTCTGCAGCGGCGCGGCGGTGAGCTGATGGCGGACGACTCCTCAGGGCTCCCCAAGGCGCCGGCGCTCCGACGCGACGGGGTGAACGAGGTCGACCACTACCTGCGATATTTCCACAGCCTGCGCGTCGACCGGGCGCACTACGACCGCAAATGGCAGCTCTGCAGCGACTACATTCTGGCCCGGCGGGATTTCACCGTGGCGACGCGGCCGAACCAGCTCCGGCCGCACCGGATCACGAGCCAGGTGGCGACGCAGGCCAACGCCAGGTCGGCCGCCTTCGTGCTGGCGTACCTGATCGACCCGACGCGGCCGAACCTGCTGCCGAACGTCAAGCGGGGCCTGGCGATGGCCGGCCGCGAGACGTGCCTCGACGACGACAGCCTGCAGTACGTCAACGACGTGGCCTGGTCGGTGTTCGACCGGATGATGCTGCCCCGGGCGCGGCTGATGCTGAGCCTGAACGCGATGCTGCAGGAGTTTTGCTGCTTCGGCTGCGGCGTGATCTGGACCGGGCGCAAGCGCGGCTTCGGCCCGTACTACCAGGCCCGGCCGCTGGAAGCGTGCTGGTGGTGCGAGAACGAGGAGGGCGAGGTCGACACCCTCTATTTCCGCCAGCTCATGCCGGTCTGGCGGATCATCCAGCGCTGGCCGAAGGCCGGGCGGTGCGAAGGCTGGGAGCACCTGGCCGAGCGGCCTGATTCGCACGACGAACAGACCATGAGCCCGGTGCTGGTGTGCGTGGAGCCGCGCGAGGGCGGGCTCTACGGCGCGGTGGGCCAGGCAAAACCGTTCAAGTACGTGGTCATCGCCGAGGAAAAGAAGGCGATCCTGGACGAGAGTGGGTTTGATTCGTTCCCCTACGCCGTGTTCCGCTACAACAACTTCCCCGGCCGGGCCTACTCCGAGGGGATGGGCGTCGGCGTGCTCGCCGAAGTCATGGTGCTGAACCATCTGCAGATGGCGATCGAGGACATCGTAGAGCAGAAGGCGATGCCGCCGCTGGCCTGGCCGGCGCGCATGTTCCCGAAGCCGCTGGATCGGCGGCCAGGCGCGCCGAACGCGTACAACCCCGCCGGGCTCGGTATTCAGAGCGCCAAAGACGCGATCATCAAGCTCGATCTGACCGGCGATCCCTCTGGAGTGCTGGAACACATCAAGTATCTGACCGATGTAGTTGAGCGCGGTTACTTCGTGGACTGGATGAACCTGCGCGAGAGCGGCGACATGACTGCCGAGGAGGTCACGGAGCGCCGCGACATCAGACTTCGTGGCATGGCCTCAATCGTGTCCAATTGCGAAATGCCTATGACGACTTTGGGCGACCGCACCTTGGATGGACTCAGGGAAGAGATGATGCTACCTAGACCTGTACCGGCTGGGGTGGCTGGTGCTCTGGTTGATTGGGAATATGCGGGGCCTCTCGCAATCGCTCAGCTCCGTGGCAACGTGCAGTCCCTGCTGCAGCTCATCCAGGCGCGCGGCCTGGTGGCCGGGCAGGACCCGCCGGCGGCCCAAGTCGTGAACCTCGAAACCACCCTGCGGGCGATTCACTCGGGCCTCGGCCTGCCGCAGGGCGCCGTGAACTCGGAAAAGACCGTGCAAGCCTTCCGCACGCAGATGGAAGCACAGCAGCAGCAGGCCGCAGATGCCGCAAAACTCAAGACCGTCGCCGACGCCGCCAAGAGTGGCGCCGGAGCTGCCTCGGACCTGGCCGACGCCCACAGCACGATCGCTGGCGCCGGAGGAGCTGGAGGCCCTGCTGGCGGCGGCGCACCGCCGGGGCTACCGGCGCCCGCCGGCGCTGCGCCTTTCGCCCCAACCAACCCGCTCGCCGCCGCGCTCGCCGCTGGCGGCTGAGATCGGAGGGGGCGATGAGTGAGCCGGCGGAAGGCCCGGCCCCGGTCTATGACTGGCTCCCCTACCAGGACACCGAGCGGCCGGCGGACCTGGCCCGCTGCAGCTTCACGCTGCACGCCGCCTTCGGCGGGAGGATCGTGGTCGAGGCCGAGGACTACGAGGCCGCCGGCCGGGTGTACCGCTGGCTGATCGGCCAGATGATGCTGGAGAAGGGGCAGTGAGCGGCCTAGGGCGCACGACGCGGATGCCGGAGTGCCGCTGCCCGTTTTGCGGCCACAAGCTCGACGGGGTGACGTCTGGCCCGGGCCAAGACCCGGACGCTACGCCTCGGCCAGGCGACGTGACGTACTGCATCCAGTGCGCGGGGGTGCTGGTATTCGAGGGCGATCCTCTCAGCGTGCGCAAGGCGGCGGCCGAGGAGGTGCGGGAGATCATGGCGGAGCTGCCGGCGGCTTCGGTGCTGGCGACGGCGCTCGCCATGCTTCATCACGGACGGGAACGGCCGCAATGACCGACCTGGCGGCGGCCATCCGCTTCGTTCCGTTGCCGTCGACCATGATCTCGCTGCCGATCGACCGGCGCGGCTTCCCGGTGCCGTGGTTCGTGAGCTGGGAGGATGGCGAGCCGGATTTCCGGGTGATCGGCCCGGGCAAGCTGGTGCGCGCCGTGCGCGAGGGGCGCTGCTGGGTCTGCGGCGGCAAGATCGGGCGGGTCAAGGTCTCGGTGATCGGGCCGATGTGCGCGATCAACCGCGTCACCAGCGAGCCGGCGTCGCACCCGGCGTGCGCCAGGTACGCGGCGCAGACGTGCCCCTTCCTCGCTAACCCTCGGATGCGCCGCAACGAGAAGGACTTGCCCGAGCAGCGGCGCGAAGCGCCCGGTATCCACCTGGATCGCAACCCCGGCGTGATGGCGCTGTGGGCGAGCCTGCGGCCGAGCAAGCCGTTCCGGGCGGAGATCGGCATGGCCGGCGTGCTGTTCCAGCTCGGGCCGCTGCACGGCATCGAGTGGTGGGCGCGCGGGCGCCAGGCCAGCCGCGCCGAGGTGATGGAGTCGATCGAGAGCGGCCTGCCGAGCCTGCGCGAGGTCGCCGAGCTGGAGGGCAACGGCGCGGTTGAGGCGCTGGCGAGCGCCACGGTGAACGCCATGCGGCTGTTGCCGGCATGAGCGACCACTACGTCCTGAACGCGGATCACAGCGTCACGCGGGTCGACGATCTGCTGGCCTGGGCGGCTTGGTTCGAGACCGCCGACCGGACGGTGGCGAAGGCGCACCGCCAGGGGTTCGAGGTTTCGACGGTGTTCCTGGGGCTCGATCACAGTTTTCGCGGTGGCCCGCGCCAGCCTGGCGAGCTGTACTGCGAGCGCTACTCGACGTGGGACGAGGCCCTGGCCGGGCATCGCCGCGCCCTGGAGGCGGTCGCGAACATGGAGGTCGCGGAGTGACGTTGTTTCGGGAACATCGAGGGGACTTGGACGAAAGTATGCGGACGGTCGCGTGGGTGAAGGATCGAGACGAACTCGTGCAGCACCTGCGCAAAGTCTTGGAACCATGGCCGACAGCACCTGATCCCGCGCCGCTGACGATCCAGAAATACTATCCAGACAAGCAAGTCGGGTGGCCCAACTGTCATATTGTGGTGCTGGAGGGCTACGGCGTGCTTGGTTACACAGATGGGCCGGTCAAATGAGCGAGCCGACCGCCCGCGAAGCGTTCCTGACGGCGATGAGCAAGACCCTGGCCGACGAGGGCAAGCTGATCGAGGCGGGGTGGTTTTCGCTGCAGGCGGCGATCATGCCGGCGGACCCGCCGCCGGTGCAGATCAGGGAAATGCGGCTGGCGTTCTTCGCCGGGGCGCAGCACCTGTTCGCCAGCATCATGACGATCCTGGAGCCCGGCGAGGAACCCACCGACGCCGACATGGCGCGGATGGGCTTGATCGCCGCCGAGCTGCAAGCCTTTGCCGAGCAGCTCAGCCGCGACGCGCGGTTCGCGGAGGGCCGGCCACATCGCCGGCGGCGCCCGCCGGAGGGGCTCGGCCGATGACGATGAGCCGCGCCGAGTACGTCGAGTGGTGCAAAGAGCGCGCCCTGGAGTATTTCGATCGCGGTGATCTTGCTGAAGCTGTCGTGTCGATGATGTCGGACATGCAAAAGCGAGAGGACACTCAGTATCCCGCTGCCTTGGACCAGCTCGCGATGCTTGATCTGATGACGGGGAACCGCGAGGGCGTGCGGCGCTGGATCGTGGGGTTCAATTGACCGACGCCGCCCCCGTCATCGACGTGCCCTACCTGCTGGCGATGGCCCGCCAGGGCGAGGCGGCGCCGGCGGGGCTGGCGGCAACGCGGCAAGCCTACCGCATGGTGTTCGGCTCCGAGCTGGGCCGCTTCGTGCTGCTGCATCACCTGATGGCGTGCGGCGTCGGCCGGCGGATCGGCCCCGACGCCAGCGACGCGGCGCTACGCTACTCGGCCGGGATGATGGACTCGGCAATCTCGCTCGCCAACGAGGCGGGCTACGACGAGGCGGCGATCGCCGCCAGTGTGCTGACACAGGAGTTGGTCGATGAGCGAAACCCACCAGACGCCGGGTTCGGAACAATCCTCGGCGACGACGACACAGACTTCGACGCCTAGCGCCAACGGCGGCGCGGCCCCCGAGCCGGCGTTCTGGGAAGGTTTCACCGACAAGTCGCTGGCGCAGAGCAACAGCGTCACGCGCTGGAAGTCGGTGGAGGAGATGGCGAAGGGCTACGTCAACCTCGAACAGCGGTTCGGCGTGCCCCCCGAGCGCCGGATCGACCTTCCCGAGGACATGACCAAGCCGGAGGCCATGCGGGAGGTGTTCACCAAGCTGGGCCTGCCGGAGAAGCCGGAGGGCTACGGCTTCAAGCTGCCGGAGGGCGCGAGCGAGCAGGACAACGCCATGCTCGGCAAGTACGTCGAGGCCGCCCACAAGGCCGGCGTGCCGACCAGCCAGGCCAAGCAGATGCTCGATTGGTGGGTGGAACAGAACGCGGCGGCGCAGACGGCGGCGGCCGAGGCGCTGACCGCCCGCAAGACCGAAGGCGAGACCCAGCTCAAGACCGCGTTCGGGGGCGCCTACGAGGCGCGGATGCGCGAGGCGAAGAACCTGCTCGGCCGGTACGATCCCGAGGGCAAGACCGGGCTCACCGCCGACAACCTGACCACCTTCCCGGCCTGGACGCAGATGCTGATCCGCATGAGCGACCGGATGCAGGAGCCGGGGGGCCTGCCGAACGGCGAGCTGCCGGACGGCGAGCGGCCGCTGACGCCGGCGCAGGCGCAGGCGCAGCTCAACACCTTCAACCTCGACCAGGCCAAGCAGCTCGCGCTGTTCGATCCCAAGCACCCCTCGCACAAGGCGGTCGTCGAGGAACGCAACAAGCTGCTGACGGCCGCGCACCCGCGCGGCGAAGCGCCGGCGGCGATCGCGGTGCGATGAGGCGGTGGGCTGAGTTCGTGCTGGCGCTGGCGCTGGTGGCAGTGGGCCTGCTGTCGGCGCTGACGGTGACGAGGATCTGATTTCGAGAGCGGGAACAGTAAAAGCAAAGGATTGGGAATGAGCACGGCGCACGTAATACTCACCGCGGACGAAGTGAAGGCGCGTCTCAAGGCGCATCGGACCAAGAGCGCGATCGAAAAGCGAGAGTTCGAGCGAGCACAGGCCGTCTTGGAGAACTATCAGGACCTACGGGACGACGTGATGAGCTTGGTCAAGAACTCGCGCCTGAGCTACGAGGAAATTCACAACCGCTGCGGCCCGACGCCGACGACGCTGGCGAAATGGCGCGATCACGAGATTGACCAGCCACGGCTCTCCAAGCTGCAGTCGACCCTGCGGATACTCGGTTACGACCTGGGCGTGGTCCCGGGCCGGCGGGCGCTGCAGCGGTGACGCAGGCGCCGCCACTGTCGCTGAGCAACCAGTTTGAGCGGCTGGTGGAGGCTGACGAGGCCGTGCGCCGGGCTTTGGCGGCGCTGGCGCTCAAGTGGATGGAGGAGGAGGCGGCGGGGCGGGAGGACGAGCTGCTCGACGAGGCGCTGATCTTCCGGCCGCTGGTGGTCGGCGGGATCAGATCGCTGGTGGAGCTGGCCGTTGATTGGGGACTCGTCGGCGAGACGGCCGAGGCGATCGGCGATGGCTTCAAGCGAACGGCCGAGGCCACGGTCGTCGTGTACGGCCGGGCGATCGGCTGGGCGCGGGACGAGGCGGACAAGGCGCTGAAGGAGAAGAACGATGAAAGTGGCGGAGATCAGGCGGGCGTTTGAGGACGTCGCCAAGCGCATCGACGACGAGACCTACATCAGCGCGGCGGCGCACTACACGACCGGCTTCCTGCTCGGCGGCGACAACGCCTGGGGCGCGGCGCTGGTGATCGCGCTGCTGGAGCGGACTTACGGGGCCGCGATGCCGGGCCTGACCGACCTCAAGTACAAGATTGGGCTCGCCTCGCACGTCGACTTCGCGGCGCCGTCCGATGACTGACCTGGCCGAGCTGATGGACGCGGCCGAGGCGCTGGCGCGCGGGTACCTGGCCAAGGTGGACGAGGTAGGCCCGGCCGTCCTGGTGCAATTCCCGAGCGGCGAGACCGGGCTGCTGGCGCTGGAGTGGGGGAACGACCAGGACAAGGCGTTGCGGCTGGCGGCGCTGCGGCTGCTGTTCCGGGAAACGGGCGTGACCGCCTACGCGCTGTGGTCGGAGTGCTGGATGGCCTCGCACGTCGTCAAAGCGGGCGAACCGCCGCCCGATCCCGCCAAGTGGAAGGGCGTGATGCCGCGCGACAACCCGGAGCGGGTCGACGCGCTGATCCTCATCGGCGCGGAAAAGGGCCGGCCGGCGGTGATCCGAAGCTACCGGAAGGTGAAGCGAGCGGGCGGCGCGACGCTGGAGCCGCTGCTCGATGGCCCGGATCGGGCCGCCGGCCGGCTGACCGATCTGCTGGCATGAGCGACGACGGGCGCGAGGCCGCTCTGGCGGGGCTGGAGCGGGAGCTGGGGCGGCTGTCGCGCGCCACGCGCCGGCTGATCGTCATGCAGGTGTTCGCGCTCTGCGGGCTCGCCGGCGCCGAACTTGGCCTGGTGTGGGCGGGCGGCGGCCCGTTCGTGTGGCGCGACGCCTGGGCGATCCTCGGCCTGACGGTGGTGGGGCTCTTGATCTGTGGCACGCGCGTCAGCGACTGGCTCTATGAGCGCCGGCGCGATGCGCGAGAGCTGCGCGTCCTGCGTGAGCTGGACGAGGCGCTGCCGCTGATGGTGGCGATCCGGGTGATTCGGGGCCACGCGGCCGAGCGCCAGGCCGCATCGCCGGAGCCGCCGGCGGCGCCGACCGTCCACTAGCGCGCCCTTCAACCCCTAGAACTCGCAGAGCCGATCGTTGACGCCGCCCGGGCATGGGCGGCGTGATCGCGGCGCTTCTTCACAGAAGACAAATCCCCTCCGTAGCCAGGCAATCGAGGCTCCCGCCCGATCTGGCGCGGGGGGGACGGCCAGGGCCGTAAAGCCAGGCTCGCGTCCGGTCATCGAAGCCGGGGATCGCCGCCGATCGAAGTCTTCACTTCTCGATCGACAGGTGATCCATGCCCGACCCGACTGGCGCAACTGCACAGTCCCTGTACGTCCCAGGGTTTCGCGCCAACCTCAACCTGCTGCCCCAACAAACCAAGAGCCGACTGCTTGCCGCCGTCGACTCCGATCTCGCCTACGACACCCCCGGGCAATACTTCAACGCCGATGACGTCGGCACCAGCGACCCGCAGCTCGTCACCACCCGAGTCCCCGACAGCCCGTCCGGCTTCGTCGACATGTACCGGCGCTTTGGTAGTTTTCTCCCGTACGCTGACGGTCGTTTCATCGACAACGAAGACCTCGTGCGCCAGTTGGAGGACCCGACGTCGAAGGTGATGCAGTCGATGCTCGCCGGGCTCGGGCGCAACCGCGACGTGGTGATCCTGGGCGCCGGCGGCGTCGGCGGGATTTTCGGGACCTACCAGTACCAGAACGCGCAGGGCGCCTACGCGCAGGGGACGGCCAACGCCAACGTCATCCCCTCGAACACGATCTTCGCCCACGAAGACGAGACGATCGCCACCACGGAGGGCGGCGACGGCTTCCCTGGCCTCACCATCGGCAAGCTGATCCTGGCGAAGATGCAGCTCGACAACGCCGAAATCGAGGAAGCCGAGCCCGGCGACCGGCCGAGCAACTACCACATCGCGGTCACCGCCAATCAGCTCGGCAACCTGCTGCAGTCGGTCCCGGCCACCAGCTCGTTCTACAACGACGTGAAGGGCCTGATCGCCGGCACGCTGACCTACTTCATGGGCTTCAACTTCCACCGCCTGCCGTCGAACTCGCTGTTCAACCCGATCCCGAAGTCCGGCTACACGCGGCGCTGCCCGGCGTGGGTGCGCTCGGCGATCCTCTACCGGGGCCGGACCATCATCCCGGAGGAAGTGGTCAAGCGGGCCGACAAGTCGTTCCGCTGGTACGCCTACTACGAGTTCAACCACGGCGCGGTGCGGCGCTACGACGGCGGCGTGGTCGAAGTGCAGTGCTCGACGGCCGACCAGACGGCCTTCACCTGAGACTGCCGCGATGGCGAAGCTCTACGGGAACCTCGTCGGATCGCAGGTGCAGGCCCTCGCGCAGGGCCGCATCGGCATCGTGCCGCCGCACTGCAAGGACACGCCCGACCAGGTGCTGTGGCGCGACTACGCGGTGTTCCAGGGCGCGGCGGTCGGCGACACGATCTCGATGGGGGTGCTCAAGTCGACGGCGCTGGTCGACCCGCTGAACAGCGTGATCGCCAACGACGCGATGACCGGGGTGCGGTGGGATTTGGGCGACGTGAGCTTTCCCACCGCGTTCGCGGCGGCCCTCAACGTCGAGTGGGGCCAGACGGTCCCGCTGGTGGCGGCGATGAAGGCCAACCTGGTCGCCGCGCCGCTCTGGCAGTTGCTGGGCTACCTGGCCGACCCGGGGCGGCCGATCGAGCTGCTGGCGCGGATCGCCGCCGCCAGCACGGCGCCGCCGGCGAACGGGACCGCGTTCATCTGGGCGCTCTACGGGCGGGCCGGCCTATGACCAAGTTCCTCGGCCAGAACACCGGACAGGTGATCCAGTCGCTGCAGGCGGGCGCGCCGATCGGCGGCGTCTCGTCGCTCTACAAGGACGGCACCGACCGGGTGCTGGTGCGCGATCAGGTCGTCACCGCCGGCAACGTGATCGGCGATCTGGTCTCGCTGGGGACGTTCCGGCCGACCGCCTACCTAGATCCTTTTTTGTCGTCGTTTTCCTACGACGCGCTGGGGACCGGCGTGACGCTCAACATCGGCGACGCGGCGCATCCGGTGGCGATGCGGGTGGCCTTCCCGGCGGCGACGGCCGACCAGACCCTCATCATGATCGTGCCGACCATGCCGGCGGCGCTGATGGTCGCCGCGCCGCTCTGGCAGCGGCTGGGCTACGCGGCGCCGCCAGGCGCGCCGATTGAGCTGCTGGCGTTCATCGCCGGCGCGAACCCGGTCAACGGCGCCAGGCTGAGCTGGCAGATTTTCGGGCGGAACGTGTGATGGTGGCGACGCTTCGCGGTCAATTCGTCGCAACGCCGGTGCAGAGCCTGCTGGCGACCGGCGCGGGCTTCATCTCGTCGCTCTACAAGGACGGCACGGACCAGGTGCTCGTGCGCGACTACGTGACCATGCAGGGCAACCTGATGGGCGACGTGATCTCGCTCTGCGTGCTGAAATCGACCGCCCTCATCGACCCCTACCGGAGCTGGATCGTCAACGACGCCTGCGGGGCCAGCGTGCGGCTGCGGGTCGGCGATGTGAACTTCCCGACCGCCGGGCTGGTGTCGCCGATCGGGCTCACGGCGGCCGGGCGGGCGACCCCGTTCAAGGGCGTGGCCCAGCGGCTGTGGCAGTGGCTGGGCTACGCCAGCGACCCGGGCGGCAACATCGAACTGCTGGGGACCATCATCGGGGCGAACCCGACCGATGGCGCCAGCATCGGCTGGGCCTTCTTCGGCCGGAACCTTTGAGAGAGGCTTGAGCATGGCAAAGCTGTATGGATCGCTGGTCGGCGCCCCGCTGCAGAACCTGGCGGCGACCGGCTTCGGGGCGGTGAGCAACCGCTACAAGGATGGGCACGACGCCATCATGGTGCGCGACGTCGCGGTCACGCAGGGCAACGTGATCGGAGACCAGATTTCCTTCGGGTCGCTCAGGTCGACGGCCTACATCGACCACGGCAACAGCTATCTGTGGTGGACCGCGTTCGGGGCCGGCTGCACGCTCAACATCGGCGACGTGAACCATCCCAGCGCGCTCGCCGCCGCGCTCAACCTGGCCGGCCAGTCGACCGCGGATTTCGAGGTGGCGTGGGTTCCGGCCTGGATCGGGCAACCGCTCTGGCAAC